TCTGGCGTGTAATAAGACTTACTGCTCCAGTTAATGCTGCCAAGATTGCCAACTTGGTTAGGACGGTCAGCCGTCGTTTGTGACAGCGCGGCTTTTCTGTCAATCTCAGCTTGTTGATCAGCTAACTTCGCATAATTTGGCGGCAATGGCGTATCGCCGCCGCCGGAACTAGAACCCCCCATATCATAACCCCCTTGAATTATTTAATGGCATGATGATACCCTCTTTACAACATTATCCCATAATGGGTTATTCAATATATGGCATTGTTCGCGTGTCATGGTATAAAACAATAAGTCACCGTCAGGACGGTAATCTTTAATTCTTGCTTCCAAATGATACCCTAAATGCTCACAAAGTTTTTTACTATCGGCATTTGAATCGGCTACCTTGCCAACCACTTTATGGACGTTCAAGTGGTTGAACGGATAGTCACAAATAGCGGCAAACCATTCACGGCTAGGTGTAGCACCATCATCTACCCAGATATGTCCATAGATAGATACGGTATTATACCCCTCATAGATTGCGCCTGAAATCAATGCCCCATCTTCCAAGCAGAATATCCCCTGCATGTTGTTGGTAGGGTCTAGCATGATTTCCCTGCATACCAGAGGAATATAGATAGGGTCAGTAGAAATCGTTTTCATATCACCCCCCCATTCTCATAAATGACTTCAAACGCTACAAAATTTGTAGGATTGATGTTAGCAACCCGCATCCGCAAAGCGCCAGCATAACCAAGACCAACAACGGTAGACCATGGTCGAAAAACATTCTCTGATGTAGACCATACCGACTGACTCCACCTAGCTTCATCCCAAAAAGCGCCCCCCAGCGAGCGAACCGCTGGGGCATTGTAAGACGTTGTTAGACCAAGATTATAGTCAACCGCTATGGATACTTGTATAGCAGGCTCAGAAAGAGACTGGAATATAGGTCTAACCATTTTAAAATGTTTTAACGCTGTTGGATTGCCAAGATATGAGAAAGCTGTAAGAAAGCTCCCCTCGATAGCAGTTCCACCAGTTCCGTCTAATAAAACCCCGTCAAGATATGATTCTGTAGGGCTATGAGAGTAAACCTTGCCATCAGAAGAACCAAAATAAGGTATCCCGTTGAATATACCAAAGCAACTAGCCGGAAGGTCGTAAGCACACCACGCGCCGGTTAAGCAGTTCATAACAAACTGAACAGGGGCGGAATTACTTGTAGAAGGCAAAACGACAACCAACGACTGCATGGAAGGCGCGTTATGTATTTCCCATGGCAGAATGTTGCCGGAATTAGCCGATAAAATAATGCTATTTAAGGTCTTGCTAATGTTCTTACTAAGAGCCGACTCGTACAGCGACTCGGTAGCGATCCCCTGGACAACCTTACTTAAAGGTATAATGCCTGACTTGGTAAGCATAATAACATCGCCGCCAAGGTCAGCATGGGATAGCTTGCCAATAGGCGGGGAAACATAATAAACAGATACCAGAGAGAAAGAATCAGCACTATCAGGGTCAGTGCCTTGATAGATAGCTATCTCGCCCATACTGGAACGAAAAACAAAATTGTCATCCATCCCAATGCCAGAATCAAAACTCCACGTGCATATCTCAAAGATATTGCCGCCACGCTGAAAAACACTGCCAAGATAAAAAGGTCTAGCAATGCCGCTTATAGCATCGGTTCCAAGATACCAAGCCGTCATTGATTCTTCTTGGACAAACCATAACCTGCCCTTAAAAGCCGTCACAAATGAAAACGTCGAGGAATCAACCCCCGCAACTTGACCGGGTGAAGAAGGCGGGGGGGATGCTGGAACAAGGGTAAAACTTATCCAAGTAGAGCCGTCGTATAAAGCAGCAGGATCAACACCATTAACCACTACAAGGTAGTTGCCAGCTACATTAGAAAATATAACGCTAGAAACATCGCCATTATTTAATGGGTAAACCAATACCGGAGAGTCCGTCCTACTAGAAACGTCCCATATCCCTACAGACGTGGTGGCGAACATTTTAGACGTGCCATCAACCCCTACATAGGTTATTAGTTTAACAATCGCCAAATCTCTATTGGGGTTATCGGGGTCTGTTATGTTAGTAACCCACTCTCGATACCCAGATCGCAACGATAAAGACTCATTAGAGGGATAGAAATTAAGCAGAGACACACAATAGCCATTTTCCATATTGGCAAGAGGCTGGGTATCATTTATCCCCATAGTCGGTGCTGGAGAGCTTACCGCCTGACTTATCTGCTGGCGACCAAGGCTAGTTGCCATAAGTATTGCCATCGGGGATATTGCCCCATCCTATCAGCGGGCAGGAGGAATTTCCGGCTAGGTTTATTACTCTGGCGCCTTGCATCTGCGCTTTCTCGCTGTTCAGCATATAGTTGAACTCTTGGGCAAGCAGTGTAGTGTCAAGCCCCTTGGCAGCCCATAGTTTATTCTTCAGCCCTGCAATCAGCAGCCTTCTATCAAATTGCGGCACATCATTATCTAAAACTATCTTGCTCTTAAATAATGCGGGGTTATTTCCGTCCTGAACCCAGTTCTTCGATATGTAATACAATGAAAACTGTTCCCCAACACCTGGTACAGGATAAATGGCATATTCGTTATCCAATATACGGTATTGAAAAGCAATGCCTGGCGCAACAATGCCGTATTTATTCCAAGACCATACTTGCGGGCTGACAGGCCCCATTAAAGGACGGTGATCGCTAGAAGCCCATTCAGTCTGATTGATCTGTCTGCCATAGTCAGATGGCAACGGGAAAGACTCGCTAACCCCGTCGCCAACAAAGCCCATTAACTTCTCAAGATTCTGCCAATCATGCGCCCGCAGCAACTCATCGCCTAATGAGTTAAGAAGCCCGAGCGCCTGATAACCGGAAGCATCAGCGGCAGCAGCGCGCAAGTTGACGACACCAAGCCCCAATTCTTGGAATGCCGTATTAACAATGTCTGTAGCTGTGCTGTAATTCGGCATCTAAATGCTCCTAAAAACCGCTACAACGGGTGCAAGCCTTATAGCGGTGGGGCAGTATCCCCAAATCTATTACTCTGTTTCTACACTATCGGAACGTTTGCCTTTTGATGTTTTTGGCATATCAGCAAGCATTTTTTCCATATTAGAAAGGCGCTCTTTCAGCTCCTCATTCTCTTTGTGCATAGCATCAAACGGTGCAGCATCCGACGCTTTCTTGATAAATGCCGCCGCCTTGCGTTTGAGTTCATAAAGACCGGGGCCTCTTGTACATGCTTGGTCATTCAATTCAGCCAACTGCTCTAAAGTCCTGACCTTGATATAGGACAATTCCTCGACCATTGACCGGCTAATCCAAGTCACTTCAGTCAGAGGCGTTCCAACCACTTGCTCGTTATCACCTTCACGGAAACGGATATACGCATCACGGAATCGCGCTTTGTCTTGTGGGCGCGCAGGGCGACGGACAATGTTGGTTCCATTGCCTGCGGCAATAATTTCTACAAACTCAACTTCGTCGAAGATAGGTCTGCCAGCTTCTTCTGTCTTGGCATCGTTCTGCATGGGGCGATAATAAAACTTACCATAGACACCAGCCGACGAAGCGACGTTTTCAAAATCTTTAGGATCGTACTCTGCTACTTGACTCATATTTGCACCTATTTAATGTTGCAGGTCTATGCCTGCGGGTTACGCCGGATAATTACCGGCTATTTCAGGAAGTCAGCGTATTAAGCTCATCCTGTGTTTTTGGGTTCATGTAAAATCCAGCATTGAAAATATAACCGTCAAGGTTGGCAATCCCGTAGCCAATATACAACGAATCGACGCCGATTGGCATAGCGCACGATGTATCAGATGTTCCCGTCGCGCCATTGAAAGACCGTAGGAACGAATTAGCAGAGTATGAAGCAGCGAACGAGAAATCGCTAGTTCCAGTGGCGCCCTCGGCTATATTGGATTGCTCTACTGTAGCCGAGTAAACAACGTTGCCAATCGTGTCAGACAGAGAGAAAATCATAATTGCATTATCAGCCGACCCGTCTGTTAGTCCCATAAAGCTACCGTATGTCACAGTGCCGGATGGCATCCGACAATCAAACGACAAGCTGTACCCGCTAGTATCAAAATCAGGCATACCGGAAGTGCTGATCAACAGAGAGTCGGCATCTCTAGTAGCGGTAGCGCCAGCGGTTTTTATGTAAGAACTGCAAATCAGGGTTTCTTCTACCTGTGCGCCCCAAATAGCAATAGCATTTAGACCAGAACCAAGATAGGTAACATTGCCGCCAACAGCACTATAAATAGCCACGTTAGCATCAGCAACAGCGGTGCGGCTAACAGAACAGCGATACCACCCATTACCAACTATTTCTATCTTACCGGAGCCGGAAACAATAGACCCAGCACCAGACAGTTCATACACCGTAATAATGCCGCCAAGCTGAAGCCCAACCTGAGAGCGATAAACGGCCTTAACAAATACCGAAAATGTATTATCAGCCCCGATTGTAGCTGGCGACGCCACAATATAATGCGCGGCTGGCGCGCCATCAGTAGTTTCAGCCAATATATCAGCCGTTACCAGGCCATTAGGCGCGGTAGCAGCGTTGGGGGAAATGGTTGATCCAACCCAAGACCAAGGAGCGCCGGTAAAAACTTCGCTTTGCGTCACAATGTTAACAGCGACACTTTCAGGCCAATAAGCGTACTGGCCTGTAACTACATCGTAATGCGTACCAAATTGATCGGCGGCCAACTCAACAACCATTCCATCTTGGACAACATTTTTAACAGTCGGCCTAGCAAATGTCGCCCCAAGCGCGGTAAGGTTTTCCGGCAGGTCTAATAGCAATGTATCGAAGTTAAATATATATCCAGCAACAGGTATATCTGAAGCAGAGTTCCAGAAAGCGCGCTGAATATCGTTATACGTGGTCAAGCCCTGACCAGCAAGCGCGGCGTTCATTGCCGCTGCTATCTTTTCCTGTGTTGTGCCGTCAACATAACCGTACTGATTTGCCAGTATTAGCCACAAATCATCAAGCGTAGCCGTTGCCGGCGCTGCAGGGGAAAGAAGGCTACGTAACCATGCTGAAATCTTGTCGTTAGCTGTCCCCGTAAAAGCAGACAGCCTCGACATTACCCCGTCATTGAGAGTAGCCACCCTAATACCTTACTGCGGGCAAGTCAGAAATACTTTCTTAGCAGAAGCATCAATAGCAATAGCGCAGATATGATCTGTTACCGCCGCTGATACATCCAGAGTGCCGTCTGTAGAGCCAACAGGGGTCAAAGCGTTTCCATCAGCACCAGCAGTCAGAGCAGTAGTCAGAACAGCATAACCTGTAACCTGAATCCAGCCATACCCACCAGTAGCAATAACAGCTTGCAACACGCCAGCGCCCACGCCAGCAGAATCAGACAAGTCTGAAGTCACTTCAGTATAAGCACCAGCAGAAGCGCCAGAAGGCGCGTAGTAGTAACAGAAGTTACCGGCAACAGCAGCTACAGTGCCAGCACCAGAGTTGTACTTAACGTACTTGTACAAAGCGCCAGACTCATCGACGCTGCCCAAAGTACCTACAACAAACTCAGCAGTCTCAGACGAGGTGCGTACCTTTGTTGTATCCAAACCAATAATTACATTAGACATGATGTTTTCCTCAAATTAGTGAGAAAGAATGGCGGTATTGCTACCGCCAATTCTATCAGGTGAACCCAGCCAACCGACCGGAGAACTGAGCGCCTGAACAAGTCAATGCACCCGCCCAAGCCAAGATTTGCACTTCTGCATCTTGGTTGATTGAGTAACGCTTGTTAGGTGACAGGCTCACGAAGTTACGTGAGGTATGCGGACGGTAGTGCAGGTATTTAGTGTTCAACATGAACGCTGTACCTGACGGGCAGAAGCCACCGATACCGCCATCCAACACAACATCAGCGTCCATAAACTTGACAGAAGGGAAGCCAAGGTTAGCAGAGCTAGGGTCAGTGAAACGCTGATTGGCTTGCAAGGAAGCAACATAAGCTGCCCATGCCTTGTTATCCACCATAATCAGGTCAGGACGATCCATACCGCGTACCAAAGAAGCCCACATTCTGTTGAAGTCGGCTTGGATAGTGGCGTTAGTAGCAGAACCGTTGTACTGAGTGAGCCAGAAAGACCAAGTAGTACGGT